GTTACGACCATCGACTTTGACCGGAACAAGGTCAGAGACGCGAGCCGTGCCATGGTTGCAAAGTCTGACGAGGTTTCCACCAGTATCGACAAGCTGATGGTGGAACTGGTTGTCGAATACGATCCCGAATACAGTGTCAACGACTCCTTCGAGGATATCGTAGCACAGTTTATCGAAGCAGCCCACCCTGCGGAGTAAACATGAGACAGCCATTCGGCTGTCTCGTTCAGGGTCAGAGTGGAATATGAAATTTCAACCGCTTCAGCCACAGACGAAGTGTAGTGCTGCGGGGCGAATTGAGTGCGCCATAGAACTCAAATGAAATCTTTCAAAAACAGGAAGATTCCGCCATTTTAAGGTAATGGTCTGGACTTGAAATATATAAATGTGGACTGATAATCCATATCAAGAAAGTAGGCGTTACCTGTTCATCGTACTTTTTTTGACGCAAATCGTTACGGCGTTCTAAGCATCTACTCGAAAACTCACCAACTCGAACATTGCGGAGCACGATACACGCCTCCATATACGCCGTTCTAATTAAAATCTTTGATTGCTGCGTCTTGAAAACGCAATTCTATAATGAGGATGTACCCGTCCTCTTCAGATAATTTTACTCGTATGAGCAAAGAAATTGGTTGAAATGAATTAGGAAACCCTGACTCTGAACAAGACAGCCGAACATAAGAAACAGCACCCGGACTACCAAATCCATGGCGGTTCGGGTATTTTTTTCGCACAAATACGAAAGGGAGGAATCATCGTGGGACTTGATATGAATGTGTTTCGTATCCAAAAACCGGCTATCGACAAAGGGAAAGTGTATGACAGAGATGAGCTTGATGGCATTGTACTTAGCAGTGAGGACATCGTGTCTCCAATGTACCGGCAGCTTGCACCGTACTGCGTGGAAGTCCGAGTTGTCAACCATTACTACGATTTGAAGAAGATCGGAGAGGACTACGGGCTGGAAGATGCTCATATCGGAGGTTGGAGTTGCGACAGCAACGGTTCCTCCGCCACAAGCATCTATGGAAAGAAAAACGGCGCGAGCGAACATGTGACCATCCCAGATGAGCTGATTGAGAGCAAATACACCATTGACCGCGAGGAAACCTGCTATGTGTGCGACCGGGATGAGGTATGTTACTGGCGTAAGGCGTACGACATTCAAGACTGGTTCCACAAAAACATCCCGGAACCCGTTGAGAATACAGGTTACTATGTGCTGAACGAACAGCAGATTGCGGCTTTCAATAAGGAATTCCCGGAAGACAACATTCTTGTAGAGGCGCCAAGTGAGACTTCTGCGCTTGTCTACTGGGAGTGGTATTAAGGAGGTCATACATATGTTGGATATTTTCAGATTAAGCCTTGCCGACCAGCGCGACCAGATTGTTTTTGGTGAGGACTACAAATCCGAGAAATATGGCGGCGGGCTGAGACGTTTCCACGAACTTACGATTTCTCAAATCGACCAGCTTGAGGAAGTTGGTGTTATTGATAAGAGAGACTCCCAGAATGACTCCCCTACTGCCGGAGAAATTATTGAGTTTCTCCGCAAGCGGGAGACAGACGGATGGTATGTTCACGGTTACTGTATTGGCCCAGACAGGAACGATTTCAGAATTACTTTTGAGGGTGTTGGGAAGAAAACGGCGCCAAGTCAGCAGGATATTATTGACTTTGCTATGATGTTCCGTTTCGCTGATGAGTTCGATATCAGTGATGATGGGGTACGGTGCTGGTATGACTGAGAGGTGAGATCGTGTTTTATGAATTTGATCAGAACAACTCTGGTGGTTCGTTCATTGTGGACGATAATGTCTGTCATCGGTTGTTCATCGAAGCGAACAGCGAGGAGGAGGCAATCGCCAAGGCAGAAGATCTTGGATGCTACTGGAACGGCGTTACGGATGGAATTGATTGTCCGTGCTGCGGAGATCGCTGGACTCCGTATGCGGATGAAATCAATCTTCTGGAATTCGCCACAAATGGGTACAGTGTGAGCGCCAGCAGCGAAGACCGCGACAGTGCTATTGCAGAATGGAACAAACGTTATGGAAAGTTCCAGGTTGTCAGCGCGCCAGCGCTTGAGAATAAGATTTTCTACCGTAGTGTATATGCCACTGGCAGCATTTGTTTTGCTGATATTGAGGAATATGCGCAATTTCTTGCTGACGAGTACGGTTGGACAACGCCGGACGCAAGGATTTACTATGCAAACGGTAAGGTCACAGAAATCCATAGTTCCAAGAAATCAAGAAATTAGGTGAAGCCAATGGGATACAGACGTCTGTTTATTATGCGAAAAGACCTTGCCATGTCTCCAGGCAAGCTGGCTGCACAGGTATCGCATTGTGCTGAAGCCTATTGGACGCATCTTCTCAGGCGAAAAATCACACATGACGGAATGGATTTTGTTACTTGCTCCGTTCATGTGGATAAGGAAATTTTTGAGGATTATGTCTGTGGCTCGTTTGTCAAGACCATCTGTGAGGCCAGAAACAAAAGTCACCTGTTGAAGGCGAAGACCGTTGCAGAGGAACTTGGTCTGGTCGAAGGGGTGGGGTTCGGGCTGATTTATGATAAGTGTCTGACAGAACTGACGCCAGAGGAAGACGATGGGACGACTCTTACCGGCATCTGGTTTGCTCCTCTGCCAGATGAGACAGCGCACTCTATCAGTAAAAAGTACCATCTATATACATAAGACGGGAGGGATACAGTATGGGTCAGCGGTTGAACTTTGAGGTATGCTATGACGGCGAAGTGCTCGCCAACGCATACTATCACTGGTCTGCCTACACAAGCTCCTCGCTCGGAATACTGGAGAATGTCATCGAAGCCTATAAAAACAGGACTGAGATCAATCCTCTGCGCGTTGCGGTCGAAATCCTGCAGGCTACTGGAGCTGGTGTCGATGACGAGGAAAAGAGCAGAATCCGTATGGACAAAAGCGGCAAATTTGATGGTATCAAGTTCCGCGATGCAGTTGATAGAAACGAGGGACTGCTCTCTGTTACTCCAGAAGGCATTGAGGATACGCGAAGATGGGAGGAAGGCCGCGTTACTGTCGATATCAGCACAGAGAAGTTCCTTTTCGATGTCGTGTGGGTTGAGAGTAATGAGGAATATGAAGAATACCGTGAGCCTGGGGATGCCGCGAAGCTTCCCTATATGGATGATGTAGGGATTGATATTACCGAGCCATACCCCTTGTGGAAATGTGATAAGCTGGCGAAGATAATTCGAGACAATCCGGATGGCATCCGGATTGATGATGAAACCATATGGTGTTGGATCGAGTAGGTGCATCATGAAAAAGGTCCTCGGATTACTTCTCCTTTTGGCAGTATGGCAGATCGGATCAATGGTAACAATCCCACTCTTTGTTCCGTCTCCGCTATCTGTATGGAAAGCACTGGTTGGTTTGTACGGAACAGGGCAGCTCATTCCGGGCCTGCTGTATTCTCTTACCAGAATCACAGCGGCATCTTTACTTTCTATGGCAACAGCGGTTCCGCTCGCCTTGCTGATCTGCTCAGTAAAGTTCTTGAAAGACATGGTGTCGCCAGTGGTGTCTGCCATGCGGTACATACCTGTAACCGCGTTCTCTCCTCTGCTGATTTTGTGGTTCGGAATTGACGAGACAATGAAGGTCTCGTTTTTATTTTTGGCCACCTTCGTATATGTCCTGCCGTCTACGGTCATGTGCTTGGAGGATGTTCCACAGGATTTGATTGATACAGGGAAGTCCATTGGAATGCGCCAGCATGAAATCATTACGGAAATTCTCCTGCCAGCCGCACTCCCATCTATTATGAGTTCCTTCCTGATGATGTATGGAATCGGATGGACGTACGTTGCTGTGGTTGAAGCGACAAACGCCAAGAGAGGTCTTGGATTCATTATAAATGTAGGAGCCGCAAGAGGTAAAACGACAATCGTGTTTGCTGCAATCATTGTGATCGTACTGTTCAGCTATGTGTTTGACAAAATCGGGAACAAGGTTATCCACCGCGTGTTCAGATGGAGGTACTTGGATGATAATCTTGAATGATTTGGTAATCGGCTATCAAAAGCCTCTAATGGAGCCAATCAGCATGACGTTTGAGGATGGCCTCGTGTACGGTATTCTTGGCAAGTCTGGTTGCGGCAAAAGTACACTTCTGAAAACAGTGTCCAAAATGATAAAGCCACTTTCTGGTTCCGTTCAATTTGACGATGACAAAGGCATCTATATGATGCACCAGCGGTATACAAATTTCAACTGGCTGACATGTATCGACAATGTTCTGATAGCAGTACGGCAGAGGCGAAAAAGAAAAGAGCTAAAGCCGGTTGCAGAGGCAATCTTGGAGCAGGTTGGACTCAGCGAGTATATGGATTGGTATCCAACAGAACTGTCCGGTGGAATGCAGCAGCGCCTTTCGTTAGCAAGGGTTCTGTTTGTCCGGCCTCGGTATCTGCTTATGGACGAGCCACTGTCCGCGCTGGATGATGCGACCAGAGCGAAGATGCAGCGTTTGATTATGGACATTCATCAGGAAACAAACAGCACCGTCGTGATGGTTACGCACAGCGAGGACGAAGCGCGAAAAATGTGTGACAAAATTATAAAACTTGGAGGAGAAACATGAATTTATTTGAAAAAATTGGGCTTGTTGAGCGCGAAGCTCCGGTGCTGGACAGCACATATCAAGCGCCTGTCAATGTCGATAGCGACCTGCCGGATGTTGACGCGGAGGTGAGTTCTCCAGAGAGCGTGGTAAGCGACATTTATGCCCAGAACGATCTGAGCGATAAGAGCAACTCTATCTTCACTGTCCAGGCGCTCATTGCCACGCTGCCGTCTGAAATGACGACCGCCAAGAAGCAGGCAACTGTGTCTGGCATTCTCCAGGTGTCTGGAAAGTCCGTTCAGGATCTTTTGGACGACGCCGCAAAGCGTATTGAGACCCTGACTGCGGCGCGTGACAAAATCGTCGGCGAGCGCAACGCCGAAATCTCCGAGGCCAATGCGGACATCGAGTCTCTCAAGCAGGCGATTGAGGCCGCGAATATTAAGATCAGGGAGGCCGAGGAAATTATCAACGCCACCAAACAGTCCGTTTCTGACGAGATCAGCGTCATTGACGGTCTGGTGGAATTTTGTAATGGAATGGAGGAAACCAAATGAAGCTGATCTTAGGCATTGTTCTCGGGATTATTCTTCTGGCCTTGCTCATCTTCCCTGAGTTTCGCAAGAAAATCAAGGTTCTGGTGGGCGGGTTCCTGAACGTGTTTGTCGAGGACGCGGCAAAGACGCCGGAGGGCGCCGAAGCTGTGTTCAATCAGGCCATTCAAGAAGCCCAGAACAACTACAACAAAGCCGCTTCCACATTCAATAAGCTGTCTGGCGAGCTGAAAAGTACAGAGGATTCGATTGCAAGGCTCACAAAGGAGCTGCGAGATGTGGAGGCAAACTGCGAGCGTCTGGTAAAAAGCGGGCAGTACAGTGATGCGGAGGTCTATTCCGCTCGAAGGAGCGAAATCCTTTCGGAGATCGAGCGGAAGAAGGAGTGCGCAGAGAAGCTGAAACCTATGGTTGCAGACGCACGGCAAATCTACGCTGCGTGTGGGAAGAAGCTCACAGATCTGAAGCGGGTCAAGAAGGAGACGGTTGCAAAGCTCCAGATGAACGGCCAGCTTAAGGATCTCCTTGGCGACTTGGACGAACTCCGCAAGGACACCGCAACGTCCAGAATGCTTGACGCTGTGATGGACAAGTCGAGGGATCTCCAGAAGGAGGTTGATGGTGCGCGAATTGTCCATGAGAACCGCGCTTCCACCAAGATTGCCCGCGCTGAGCAGAAGGCCGCGCAGATGCGCGGAGACGAGTATCTCGAATCTCTCAAAAAGAAATATGGAGGAAAGTAAACGATGAAATTGAGACTGACAAAAGCTGGGCGTGTTGTTATCTTCGTCCTGATCGTTGCCATCCTTGGGACGGCCGGGTTCTTCGGGTATCAATACCTCTCTGAGCGCGACCCCGGATTGTTCGGCACGTCACAGTCAGACAACACCAACACGCCGAAGCCGAGCACAACGCAGACGCCTGGCGTTTCCACTGCTCCCAATCAAACAACGCCAGTACATACGGGCACCGGCGACGCGACAATCAACCTCTCCTTGGACGAGTGGATTGGTTGGAAGCCGATTATTGACGCTAACGGCGGCTTGACAACAAAGTCAGGTTCAATTTTTGACAATCTGGGTATTAAGGTCAACATCAACATCATCAATGACGCTGATTCTTCCAGCAACGCGCTGATCAAGGGCGACCTGAATGCCGCCGGCTATACTATAAATCGTGTCGCATTCCTGTCCGGCAAGTTCAAGGAGGCTGGTCTGGATGTTGTGATGCCAGTTTTCACCAACTATTCAGATGGCGGTGATGGCATCATTGCTCTGAATGGTATTAACTCCATTGAGGATCTGGCCAACGCTAAGGTTGGCGTACCGAAGTTCAGCGAGGCGCAGACACTGGTTGTGTGGTTTGTCAATAAGTCCGATCTGCCTGACACCACAAAGCAGGAGATCATCAAGAATATGATTCTGATGGACGATGCCGAGGCCACCGGTCAGGCGTTCTTTGCAGGCAAGCTGGATGTGGCCGCGACCTGGCAGCCGTTCCTGTCAAACGCGGCGGACAGCACCAATTCTCATATCCTGTTCTCCACAGCCTCCTCCAACAAGCTGATTATGGATGGCATTGTGTTTAGAAGCGATTTCGCTGAAGCGCATCCTGACGTCGTTTCCAAGTTCGCAGATGGTATCTTCCAAGCGGCGGATACCATGTATACCACAGAATTTGACTATATCCGCAGCGTTATGCCCATGTTTGCGGACGCTTCTGACGAGGATATTCTCTCCCAGTGTGGCGATGCCGGTATGATGGGATACGCAGATAACATTGCTTCTCTGGAGAATGATTGCCCCGTGATTTATTCGGATATGTGCGACATCTGGGAGAGTATTGGCGAAAGTGTGGATCGCAACCTCGGCGCGACTTTGTTTGATATGAGCTATGTAAAGGCTCTGTCTGACCACTATACGCAGACTACCACCAAGGTTGTTTCTGAGATTACTCAGGAGCAGCGTGATATTGCAAAGGAGACAGCCGCATTGCTCTCCAAGAGCGCAACGGTCAACTTCGTTGCCGATACCGCAAAGTTCCTGGATACGGCGGAGACTGATTCCATTCTCCATGAATTCGTTGAGATCGCAAACACCTTGGATGGGACGATTATTCAGATTGAAGGCAATATCAACTCTGTGAACAACACAGAGGGCGGCATTAAGCTCTCTGAGGAACGTGCAAAGACCGTGAAGAATTATCTTGTTGCCAACGGAATTGATGCTAATCGCATCATTGTAGTCGGCAATGGTAACTCCAACATGGTCGCTGACCCGCATGGTCCCGATGCAGAGCAGAACCGCAGAACCGATATCTTCTTCAAGACAATCGAAAGTTGATCCAGCGCAACGGGGCGGGCGTAAGCCCGCCCTTTTGTATTGCGCGCCTATGTTGAAGGTGGTGAAAGAATGGTCACAGCAAAACTCGTATGGCCTGACAATGGCAGTAAGTTTGATGTCGAAAAGGTAAAAGAGAGCGGGATGGTCGTTGGCTGTGAATATCCTGTGGATACGATTTCCATGGGTCAATCGCATACCAACATCTACTTGAGTGGATTCAAAGGAGTTTTCAACTCAGTTCATTTCGAATTTTTCGAGGATGGCAACCCGCTCGACATATTTAGAGACAGGCGCTTCAACCCGTACATAGGTGGTGGCCGCTGTGGATAGCGACAATGAAATCATTGTGACGAAACATGCGGAGCGGCGTATCAGGCAGCGGCTGGGTATCAATAAGAAATCTACTGAAAAGGCGGCGGAGAAGGCTCTCCAGTTCGGAATCGCCCATTCTGAGGCAAAAGGGAAACTCTCCAGACACATGGATGGAATTTTTCTCTTAAACTACAGACCGACGAATATGCGGGTTTACAACCACGCTGTGTATTTGTTCAGGGACACAAAGCTGATTACAGTTTTGCCGCTTCCTAAGAATCTTTGGACTTGCGCTGATAAACTGCAGCGTCAAAAGAAAGAGGTACAAAATGGAGATTTTCAAAGTGAAAGACTATAAGCGTTTCGCTGACAGTCTTGAGGATAATACCGGATGTGTGGTCACTATCCGGCTGATAGGGAAGAATCATACTCATTACCAACTGGATAAGCGTGGTCTCTCCCTCGGCGTTCTGTGCGTTGATAAGGGGGAGCTGTCGTTTGCGCCGTTTGTCACGCTTGATAGCGCTCAGAACGACCAATATATCAACGCAAAATATATCCCTCTGTTCGATGATTTTATCGGGCTTTTAGGTGTGCTCCGCGAGATGTTCGTGGAGGATTAAGCAAAGGATGTGATTTTTTAATGAGATGTACTCTGTGCGATAGGTGTAAGAAGATCGTGGAGAACGAGCGCAAGATTAAGGTCGTAACCTATGCGAGACCTCTGGAGTCAAAACCTGGCGTCAGGTGCCCAGCCCCTGCGAATGACCGGCAAATGAACGACCATATCTGGACGAAGGAACTGTGTCCGGAATGCGCTCTGGCGTTTGAGAGCTTCATGGATATGGAAGATAACTCTGGAACTGGCGGAGGAACTACCGGCGGAGATACTCCCGGCGACAACACAGGAGATGTGACCGACGGAGATACCGGTGATGGTGGTAACACTGGCGGCAGTGGCGATACTGGCGGCACAGGCGAAACAACTGAATAAAATGTCAGTTTGATGGGTGAAAAATGAATACAGAGCTTATGTTCAGCAGCAAGACGGATCAGTGGTCAACGCCGCAAAATTTCTTTGATTCGTTGAATGAAGAGTTCTCTTTTACGCTCGACCCATGCGCAGATTCATCAAATCATAAATGTGAAAGATATTTCACCAGAGAAGACGATGGCCTGCGCCAGCCGTGGGGGGGGGAGACAGTCTTCTGTAATCCACCATATGGCCGGGCAATAAAAGACTGGGTGAAGAAATGCTATGAAGAAGCACAGCAGCCGAATACGACTGTTGTGCTTCTTATTCCTGCCAGAACGGATACGGCATATTTTCACGACTACATATACCAGAAAGAAAACGTGGAGACCAGATTTCTTCGTGGCCGCCTGAAATTTGGGGACGGAAAGAATTCGGCTCCATTCCCGAGTATGGTAGTGATTTTCCGATAACAGAACGATTTGAGAAGCGGAGGTACGTGATGATTGATGTTGGTGGAGCGCAATGCTTTGCGTGTGATGAATGTCCTATCGTAGAGCAGCTTGAGCAGCGGCTTTCAATAGCGGCTAAGTATCCGGAATACGGTGGGTTCCAATTTGATCACTGTGGCTGCGATAAAGTCGATAACGAATTTTGGAACGGCGGTTACTGTGAAGACGCATGGACACCTATGCCGGCACATCACAATGCCGGGCAAAGGATGACTGGTCGTGCCTACAGACGCAAAATGCACCAGAAAACCATCAAGAAGTACCGCGACAGAGATAATTGGGGCGGATGGCGAAATGCACCGTGTATTTGCGGTCGCTGGTCAGATGGAGAATATGTGCCCGGCACTTACATCAGGTATCCTAAAAGTTCCGCAAACAAGGTGTTCTTTAAGCGTGTATCAAATAAGAAAGTAAGACGCACCATGGAAATTCCTCCCAAAGGGAATATGTACCGCAGAATCTTTGATTACTGGTGGACGATTGATTAAATCAAATCCACCTTCAGCCCAATCAATTCGGTGGGCTGAAATTTCAGTGCAACATATGCTCTGAAATTTGAACCCATCGGAACAATGCCAGTAACTGATGGCATACTCTGGATGAAAGTGTGGTTTTATCATGGAAATAAAGCTGAAGACTTGTCCGTTCTGTGGAGGGAAAGCGATAATGGAGGCATGGGATATGGTTCCATTCGAAAAGATTCATCTCGGTGGTGATGGAAAATGGTACGGAGTATCCTGCAGTGAATGTGAGTGTAGCGGACCGGATAGATTGAGTATAGATGAAGCAGCGCAAGCGTGGAATAAACGCATGGAGTCAAAAGATGCGATTCAGATTATACAATGCAAGGATTGTAGATTCAGAGAAGGTGCCCCAGGGCAGCCAAACATCATGTGTGGAAATATGAAAGATGATGATTTTTGCAGCTACGGGGAAAGACGATGAAAGGTAACTGTTATGCGTAAGAAAATTGCTATGCGCTGGAGGAGACAGGCGTTGCGGCAGGGAGCAGTCATTAAAGAAGAGGGTGCAATTCTAAACAGATCTGATCGGGCCCTTTGTAATATCAGAAAGAAAGACATCGGATTTGGTATTACTGCTATACATAATGGATGGACGTATCATATTGTAGCGAATGATGCTCTTAATGCGTATAAGTTGTTTGTTCGGTCAATAAGCGGCGAGAACGTTGTTTATGAATGCAAAAACGGAGAAGTATTTTAATCATAAAAATGGGGGTTATTTTATGGCAATTATAGAGGAAATGAATGACCTATTGTCACAGGTTCAAGAAAAGTACGATCAAGTGTGTATGCAGCGAGATCATCTCCAGAAACGTCTTATGGAGTTTAACGCAGAAGAAGAGATTCAAAAAGCAAAGGAGCGTGTAAACAGCGCATATCGGCATAGTCTCCATGTAATGTCTGACAAGGAGATGGATGCGAGAGACAGGTTTGTTCAAAGGCATTATGAAACGTGTTCCTGCGGCAAAGCTGGAATTACTTTTGAGTATGGGCTGACCGGAACTGGAATTGGTACGGCAATATACATTCGCTGTACGAAGTGCGGGGAGCAAGAGGATATAACCGATTTTGACAACTGGTAAAAGCGGCTGCCATGGGAATGATGGGAATGATGGATGGTTTTATGGCAGATATAAAATTAAAGCCTTGCCCATTCTGCGGCGGAGAGGCAAAAATGAAACATGGATATCCGGGCCAACAGCGTGCAGGAATGCGCCAAGCAGTTGTTCAGTGTAAAAGTTGTGGATGCCGAACAGTAACGTACCGGCAGTTGCCCTACCAGCCTTGGAAAGAGGTAGATGAGCAGGCAATATTTGTATGGAACCGTCGGATAGTGAGTGAGGGCTGATTTTATAGTGAAAGAATTAGACGACATCGTTTTAATCAATGCTATATCTCGTGAGACAATAAAAGAGAATGAGGTATACACCTTTGCCCTGCGGCTGTGTGACAACGACATTGACCGAGACTTTGAGCGGTTCGGCGATAGCACTTTAGAGGAGCTGTCCCCCATGTTCGTGGGTAAGGCCGGTATCTTTGACCACCGGTGGTCGGCGAAGGGGCGGGTGGCACACATCTATCGAACCGAGGTGGTTGATGATGGTGGTGCCATCACCAGTGATGGACGCCCTCGTCGCTTTCTCAAGGGTTGGGCTTACATGATGAGAACGCCAGAAAATGCCGCAATCATAGATAAGATTAAAAGAGGCATTAAACGGGAGGTTAGCGTTGGCTGCGCCGTGGAACAGGTGCTGTGTTCTATTTGCGGGAGGCCCATAGATGAGTGTCAGCACAAAAAGGGCACTGAGTATAACGGTAAAATGTGCTGTGGATTGTTAGTTGGAGCAAAAGACGCTTATGAATGGGCTTTTGTAACAAATCCAACTGTGGCTGATGTGCTAATTCCGGTAGACAGCGAAATGCTCAAATGGCTCGATATGAAGCAGTTTCCAGAGGATTCACAAGAACTCGTTGATGCAATCAGGGAAGCTGTGTATCTCGCTTATAAACGAGCATGAAAGGTTAATTTTATTTACATATGAGAGGATGTAAATAATGAGAATCGGAATAATTGATGCAGACTTAATCGGGAGGAAGAAACACAGATTTCCAAACCTTGCGTCAATGAAAATAAGCGCATATCACAAAAACGCCGGAGACGCTGTTTTCCTTCTTCTGAACTATGATACGGTAGGAGAATACGACAAGGTTTATATCTCAAAGGCGTTTACTGACACCATAGTACCAGAAGCTGTTGTTAGCGCAGAGAACGTGACGTGTGGAGGGACGGGGTTCTTTTACGAAAATGCCCCTCCCCTTCCGGCAGAGATAGAGCACATCATGCCGGACTATCATCTGTACGATGAGTGGGTAAACAGCCAAATCCAGAGCGGCGCAAACAGGACTAATTTCGTCTATTACCTTGACTACTCGATTGGTTTTCTGACAAGGGGCTGCTTCAGACAGTGCGATTTTTGTGTGAACAAGAACCATACGCAGTGTGTCCAGCATTCCCCTGTTTACGAGTTTATGGATGAGAGCAGGCCAAAGCTATGCCTGCTGGACGATAACTTTTTTGCCTGTCCTCAATGGAGAGAAATTATAACGGAAGTAAAAAAGACTGGCAAACGGTTTCAATTCAAGCAGGGGCTTGATGAGAGGTTGTTGACTGACGAAAAGATTGATGACCTTATGGCCTGGAATTATGATGGTGATTATATATTTGCGTTTGATAATATCGCTGATAGAGAAATCATCGAGAGCAAACTAAGGCGGATAAAGGAAAAGTATCCAGATACAAAAAAGCACTTCAAATTCTATGTTCTTTGCGGGTTTGATAGAGACGGGAAATGGGATGAGAGGTTTTGGTTAAACGACATTCGAGACACGTTTGAGAGAATCAGGATACTTATACGCTACGGAGCAATCCCGTATATCATGCGATATGAGAAGTGCTATTCTTCAGCTTATCATGGTATGTATTCTTGCCTTGCCGGATGGTGTAATCAGCCAAGTATCTTCAAAAAGTTTACGTTTCGAGAATACTGTATGTGCAAAGGTATGGGTGATAAGCGATATTCCATTTATAAGCGAGATGTCGCATCATACTTGAATGGCGGATGGCCCAAGGGTTCTTCATGGCGTTACATGGAAGAGTTTGAGCAGGGGAATAACGAAATTGCTGCTGCTTACTTTGATATGGCGGCATAAATTACGGTAAAAGAATAATTTGGTGGTGAAAATTGATGACAAAAAGCGAAAATTTGCTTGTAACACTGACAGAAGAGTGTGCCGAAGTACAACAGGCAGTTTCCAAGGTGCTACGTTTTGGACGGAGCAACTACAATCCAGCAACGCCACAAGTGACCAATGAACTGGAAGTTTTAACTGAGTATTATCAGCTTATTGCAGTAATGGAGATGCTGATAGACAGCGGTGTACTTAAACAACTCGGTGACTATGAAATCGAAAAAATCAAGTCATCCAAGAAGTATAAGGTTGAACTTCACCAATCCATATCACAGGATTGTGGCTGTATAAAAGATTAGTTTGATGAGTTAGTCAATGCAAAGAAAAAGAAAGAGAATAGAAAATTAGAAATACAGTTTGAAATAATGATTTTTTTGATTGGGAGCTGTTCCCCTAATAGAAAGACAAATCCGCTAACAACAAAAGAGAACCAGGCTGGCAAATACGAAAGTGCTGCTGCACAATTTAGGATGCACGATATTGTATTTGGAAACGTGCCAACAAAAAATGGCGTTCCAGGATTTTGGATGCAGGTATACCATAAGGTCCATACAATAATGAATGCAAGATTGCATATAAATCCGGTTACAAAAGTGAAAAGAAATCTTCGATTGTGAAGCCTTTCTGAAAAAATCTGAGCCCCAAACATAAAAATAGAAGATGCAATAAAAAGCTGCATGAAAAAATTTGTAAGATTTGGCGGCAATCCAAAAAGATTATTAGCTGTAAGTATGAATTTTGATATTTTTTCAAAAAGCATTTCAATGATATCTGTAAAAAATATGTAAAAAGCAACAAAACACAATAGTGAACAAACACTTATTAAAAGAATAATTGGCACTCTATAAGAAATTTGTGGATTCTTAATCTTCTCAGTGATAATAGACACAAGTGGCGGTATAAAAATTCCTAAGATAGCAAGCATAGCCATAAAAAAGTCTTTGTATTCTTCAAGCATTGTTATCTCACCCGGCTATCGTGAATTGGTATTGGAAATTTACAAAACACATTATATCATGAAAAAATAAAAATGTCATATAAAATAAAGTTTTTACGGAGTTGATGGCAGGTATGCTCAGTTTTGAATCTTATAAGAATTTTAGAAACTATCTTGACAACACAACAGAAACCACTGTGCTACCAGTAGGGCAATCTGCAAAAGTGTTTTGTGGAAATTGTGAGGTAATTTATAAGACAGATGACAGAGGAATTATGAGTATTGCTCGTTGTATCCCAGCTCATGGTTTTTACCTCTTTGAAATCTGCGCTACTTATGCCAAAACAATTCCACCATGTACTTACTACAGGCTGGGTAAAACAATGAATGAGGCCAAGCGGGATTTCAAAGCTGTAATGGGTGACTGGATGAAGATTATAGTTGCCAGGTTAATTCCGCCAGGCGAAGAGGCAGAATCAATACTAACCAATCCAATACGGGTTCCATTATGAAGCAGTGTATAGCAAATAGAATTTTGGTG